ATTCTCCGCGTCCAACTTTTTCTAATTTCATAAAATTACTTAATTATTTACCTTGTTTGTTACAACTTGGCAGAAAAAGCCGTATATTTGCAATCCATACACTCGCCAAAGTGTTCGCAAATTAGGCGGTTATCCGCTTGCTTTAAGACGGCCTCCCGTCTGACGGCTATTTTCTTGCCTCGTTGTTACTTACTTAATTACGGGTGCAAATATACAAAACAAAGCTGAAACCTGTATCAATTCAGGTTAAGTTTTAAGTAATTTTAATAAATTAAGGTATATTATGCCACAGTCAACATTGTACATCAGAGTCAAACAAGCCTTGAATTGGCTGAAGCGAAACAAAGGAATTTTGCAGAAGGACATTGCCGCCAAAATGGGCATTGCTGAAGCGTCATTCACCAGAGCATTGGCTCGTATCAAAGAAAATAATGACGAAGATTTTGTAATCTTATTCCATGCAGCAGTCAATGAGTTTATTTCACTCGACTATCTGCTCAATGGAGAAGGCGAACTGACAATAAAAACAGATCAAGCATTCGATAAAATGGAGCAAGTATTGAAAGATGCTCAAAAGACAATAGACGGTTTTGACGCTCCAAGGCAACAAATAGATCAAAGCAGCCTCGTGAATGCTGCCTTGGCTGCAAAAGACGAAACCATCGCAAGTCAACGCGAGACTATCGAATCGCTAAAAAGAGAGAATGCCTTGTTGCGTCAACAGCTCAGCAAGTATCAAGGCGAAGAAGTACTCAGCAAATTCCCGTTCACTCCAGGCGTTGCTGATTCTAAAAATAATAATCCCGCACACGTATGACGTACATCTATATCATAATGAGTTTAACCTGCTTTCTGGGGACATTGCTTGCCAATGTTTCCCCGCCACAATACCATGAAAGCACGTTAACCTATTTATATATCGTCATTTCACGCAAATCAAGCATAGCCCCAAACGGATCACAAAGAAAATGGTGGGGATATGCGCAAAAATGGGCACATCCACCGTAAATAAAGGGAAAATCTTAAATTAATGAGGAATATGAAGAAAAACAAAATGCGACATTATGAGACATTAAAGCTGGGTTTGTTTCCCCAAGTGTTTCCCACCCTAAAAAGGATGGGGAAACAAAAAGTGGCAGAGCCGCAGATGGGTTACAACCCAGAGCCCCTTTAAATACTGATGCTCTCACGATGTTGATAATTAAAAACCAAAAAGAAATGAAAGTAACAAATTCAATAGTATGGGATCATCGGGGCCGAGTGCCTGAAGGTGGTAAGGGACAAGTGGAAATTCGTGTGACCGTTGACCGCAAGTCTTATTATTTCGGCACAGGAATCCGTATCCACAAGTCAGAGCTCATTGCAGGGCAGATTGTAAATTGTCCTGGGGCGAAGGAACTCAATGAGCGCATAGCCCTATTATATAGTAAGGTACTCGCACATGTGAACGCATACGTGGACGCGGGCGTACCTATCAATACTGAAGACATCCGACAGAAGGTGTGGCAGGTGGTCGAGTTGCATTCCGACAAGTCCATCTTCATCGAATGGTGCGAAAAGCAGATACCGCTGCTGGGAGTGACGGATGGTACAGAGAAGCATTACAATCCGCTTGTCACCAGATTGACGCAGTTCGGACACATACTGAAATGGGATGATTTGACGGTGGAGAACATCGTGCTATTCGATGCATGGCTGCATACACTCACGAAGCCTGTCAGCGACGCGAAGCGCAAGGCAGGCAAAAAGCCCGAACGATTCTCCGATGCTGCTGTATATAATTACCATAAATGCCTGAAGGCTCTGCTGAATCGTGCCCTGTCGTTTGGAAAAATAGATGCAAACCCTTACGACCGTCTGAAGGGAAAGTTCAAGCGTGGCGAGCGCGAGAATCCCGAATATCTGACTGAAGATGAAATGAAACGCTTCGAAGCGGTCATCCTGCCGCAAGGATCAGAACTCGACGTGGTGCATGACCTTTTCATATTTCAAATGTACACGGGACTCCCCTACTCCGACATGCAGGCTTTCGACGCGAGTGATTATAAATACTATGGCGAGGCATGGAAGCGCGTCGGCGAACGCATAAAGACTGGTGTGCCGTATGTCTCGCAGTTGCTACCTCCTGCCGTGAAGGTGTTGGAGAAATATGGCTGGGAAATCCCGCAGCTCTCCAATGCCGACTACAACCGCCACCTGAAGGCTCTCGGACAGATGGCAGGCATCAAGACACGCTTGCACTCCCACCTTGCCAGGCATACCTTCGCCACCTGGATGCTCAGCCATGACATCCCCATCGAGCACGTCTCGAAGATGCTAGGCCACACCAACATCACCCAGACGCAACGCTATGCAAAGGTGCTGGCGCAGTCGGTCTATGATGATTTCTCGAAGGTCGCCGCAAAGATGGCACCGACTACATCGACAAAACATAAAAAGTCTAACTCTAAAAAATAATCATTATGTGGACATTTATTACTATTGCTGTTATCATCTTCATCGTCTATAAGATGGTGATGAAGAATGCGAAATCAAATCATGCAATCATGTACGGTTCGGGTTCAGTTGCTCCGAAACAACCGACTGATGAAGAACTGATAGCGAATGCAAAACTACTCACACAGAAGGCCGAAGCCTTGATACAAGCCGACATCGTTGGTGACCAGGCCACAGCCAATGCCATCAATGCCAACACCTACAACGGTCCTCTGCCGGAACGTCGTGCCGATGGCGGTTGGCTATCCATCTTCGACAACCTCCGCATTCTGAGCATTGCCGGTATCAATCATCGTCAAGGTGTTGACCGCTATACAGGTCGCGTGGAGTGTGCCTTAGTGCCAGAACCGACCAACGAATACGATCCGAACGCCATCAAGATTGTGGCCGAAGACAGTCATCACCTTGGTTATATCCCGTCGAATCAGACCGACTTTGTGTGTTCTCTGACGGGTGACACATTCCCCTATCATTGTACGGCCTTCATCCACGAAGCCGAAGACGACATAGACGGCCACCGATTCTTTGTCGGCCATGTCTACATAAAACAAAAGGACAAAGGGGAGTGACGTGTGCTCCCCTACCCTTAAATATTTACTATCAAAAACAGAATGACTATGAAAGAAACAGAATCACCACCGTCGGAGGTGAAAATCTTCCGAATCGAGAAAATGAAACAAGAAGCCTGGATGAATAAATATGCGGGCAATTTCATCGGCACCATCGTCTTCGACCGCCGACAGTCTGACGTATCAAAGTCCATGCGGATTGTGTTATCAAATGGTACAGTCGTCGGTTATGCACCCGTTTCTATGCTCGGCGAACTGATCATTTTTGTCAAGCATCAGGATGTCTCAGCCTGCAAAGGTCATATCAATTCAGAATATGACAGTACTAAAAAGCAATATTATTTCTGGGGTGAGTGTATAGTGCCCAAGCCCTAAGTGTTAAACCCATTAAAACAAAACAACTATGAAAAAAATTATGATGGCCCTGGCAGTGGCCGCAATACTGCCAAGTTGTGAGAGAAATGACGATACGGAACAAATGCCAAATGATGGCAAAGTTGAAGTTGTGATTAACACCGACTCGATGGAGAACCACGCCACCATCACCTTCGGCTGTTCGACTACCACCATCCAGCAGATGACACGCGCCGCACTCGAAGGTCTTAGCCTGACAGACCTTTGGCTCTACGACCTACCGAGCGACCAATCCTCTCCCACGCTGCTTGTGCATCAGACCTCTGAAGATGCAGACTTCGGCGCACCAACCGTCACCGCAGAGTATGGCGACCACACCTTCTATTTCGTGGCCAGCCGAGGCGAAACGCCGACCATCAGCGGCAACACTATCTCGTGGGCAAAACCCTCCGACACCTTCTGGGCCTCGCTTGCGCTGACGATTGCCCCCAGCACGTCGGCCACTCAGTCCGTAACCCTTCAGCGCGTCGCGGCTCGCCTGCGCATCACCATCACCGACGAGATTCCTTCTGGCTTGGCCACGC